AAATTAGAACGAGGATTCTCTGACATAACCTCGGGCTGCCAGCCTCTGTTCAAAAGTGGCGAATTTGAATTACTTCCAACTGATTTAGGAGACGAACCCCTATTCGGAGATGCCCCCCCTATCATCTGCTCCTTGCCTTCGCGAAGAGAAGGATGACCTTCAATAAGTGGAGAATTATAAAGAAACGTATTCAAGTTTTTGAGATTAAACTTCTTATTCACCTTGAATACACCGTTAACAACTTTCACGTCAAATTGAAAATTTGCTGCGTTTTTCACAGATATCCACCCGTTCAAAACGCATCTCTGAAGAGCAAACTCAACTTTGGTATTCTCACTACCATAAATAACAATTTCATCCCGTGATAATCTCAGTGTGAGATTAGTTCTTTTTGCGAAAATATAGTTGACTCCCACCGGGCTTCCAATCCATTCTCTATTATAATACTGAATAGTAGGGGGTTTCCCAATGTGCGTGTATCCTACAATTTCTTTAAAGCCAAACCCTCCTTCAGGTGCTTTTTCAGTTAGTATCTTGTGAATATTCACGTTTGTGTGAATTGAAATTACAAAGGACAGCAATTTTGTTTTGGAAAAGCGGATACCCGAGCTCTTCAAAGGAGCCACCTCTGATCTTAACGCATTTTGTACATTTGCATTTGTTACAGTATTATTCTCATTTAAGAATATTCCACTGAAATTTGTTTTATATACAGGTTTTCCTTTCAAACGCGTCATCATCTCGTCAAGTTCAGGGACGAATGGTGCGGAAATTCCTGGTTTGCGCGCACCTAATTCGCGTTCTAAACGTTCCCTGACTTTACTCACATTCACCACCCCCTTGGTCATGATCCCTGAGTTTTCAGGAAAAGCGCGCTTCGAGCGAAAGATGCTTTGTATCTTTCTCGCGGCGGCGGTCCGTTGAGCAGAGCTCATCTATATTATTTACTATATTTTAATTTTCAGTTGAAACAATGTCAAGTCCAAAGATGAACGGCTGCAATGCATAGGTAACTCCGTTGTAGATGCGCGACTCGGTTCGAACCTCGAGTTCGCGCGAGCTGAACGGTCCTGCGTAAATATCCTGGTTGAACCTGGGCTTCTCCCCAAGCGCATTTTGGTTGCAGTGCTGCTGGTAGTGTGTGATGAAAACCTTTTGAGGTACAAAGAAATCCGATCCGAACCGAAGCTTTTCGGATGCCAGAAAGTGCTGAAGTGAGTTTGTGACCGATGCCACCTGACTCTGGATAGTCTTGAAGTACTTGGGGAGTACGTTCCAGATATCCTTGTCGCTGTATTTGTTTGCATAATCAAGGTATGCGCGCAGGCACTTGCACAAAATTGTGGGAATTTCAACATCAAGTTTCTTTTCGAGATTCGGGTCCGAATCATTGTCTGCAATTTGACGACCAAAATTGATTGTGACCAAACGACGTAGGATAGACCCCGAGTTGTCCTTCCAGTTTGGAACCTCATTTCCACCCAGGATACCAGGCGTCTTCCACTGAAACGTCAGAGCCGTGTCAAACTTGCGCGCGATGCTCACATCCTCACCGGACACGAGCGACTGAAACTCCGCCTGTTCGAGCTGAAGATCACCCTTGACCTCTGGCGAGATGAACATGAAGCCGTTATAGATGCTCGAAAGCCCAAACTTCTTTTCGATGTTGTTCGAAAGGACGGACACATCCTCCGTCTCGTAAAACTTGCGACACACCTTGGTGATGAGCGTGGACTTGCCCGACCGCGCGATACCCTTGAGGAACGGAATCACCTGCCAGCCGTCAATCTCATTCACGTCGAAACACAGACGCCCCATGAACACATAGATCCACTTGGCAACATCCGACTCGAGTTTCTGATAATCAAGTACGCGCTGCATGTTAGGTGTTGGAATGTCCCACCAATCTTCAAGCTCGTCGTAAGGACTAAAAGGCGCGTCAAAGTACTTGCAGCTCACAATGGTCGGGTCAAGCTCACGGAAATCATGAGAATTGTAATCATAAAACTTAATTTTGTACTGTTTCTCGGTTTCATTCCAATCCTTACCGATGAGTAGCCCATTCTGAAACGACCACACGTGACGATCCTTCTTAATCTCTGGAAACTGGAAATCCTTGCAGTTTGTCAAGTGCTTGACCACATCAGAAACCAGGTTTCCACGACTTGTCAAGTTCTTCCACATGTCAGGCTCATCCTCCTTTTGCGTGACGTCATAAATGTAATCCTTGATCTCTTTGACGATTCTCCACGCTCGTGTATTGCGAATCTGGATACAGCACTGACCCTTGTAGCGGCGGTATCCCTCGTCGTACGCTCTATGAAGGAGATATAGAAGAATCTTTTGATACGGGGACATGTCATCATCATCCTTCAGACTCGTGTCAGTATTGTCAATTGCAAGGGTAGGATTGTTTATTCTGTTGTGTCTGCGCTCCCATATGCGGTACTGGTCGAACATCTCCTTGCGGTCCACGATGAGTCGCCGAACTCGAAATTCAAGAGTAAATTCGTCTCCATTCAGGTCTTTGCTCGGCGTCTTGTTTGCTCCAAGAGACTCTATGCGAGTCAGAAGGGTTCTACAACTGTTAACAAACCGATCCTTTCTAATTTTGATGTGTTCATGTTCATAATTTTCAGGATATTTGTCCTGATCCCTCTGCTGATTCTCAGGGAAGAGAACAAATGCCCACATCTTTTCAGAAGCGAGTGTATTCCCACGAATGTCAAACCCCGCATCCTTTTCTGCTTTTGAGATGCAAGTTTCAAGCTCCTCGACTGTCCATGTATTGATTTCATTTGTTTGATTTGCGATTCTAATTTCTTCTTCGTGTTCGGGTGTTACATCTTTTTGAATTGTGTGGACCTTTCGAGTGCTTGCCATTGATAAAATGACGCGAGACTTTTTTAAGGCTCAATAGGCTCTTATTAAACTTGAACCGAAATTGTCGAGAGACTGGTTTTTAGGCGGGAGCGGGAATTCCAACTGGCGTCACGGGAACCATCTTGCTCAATGAAGCCGCAATCTTGACCAAAATCTTGTTCTGCATCTCGAGCTGGAGAGCAATCTTCTCGGTCGCATCCTTGGTTCCCGACAGAATGGTCGCAATTGTATCGCCTTCCTCAGTGGCGAGCAGACTCGCGAGCGCCTCGAACATATCGGGTCCATCCTCGAACTCCTCCTCGTCGAACTCATCCTCCTCCTCCTCCTCTGGGGGTGGTGGCATTGGGGTCTTTGGGGGCAGTGAGCGACGCTGAGACATTTGTACTAATGATGTAGAAAATAGGTCTCAATTAAAATCGCGAGTAATACTAAAATGCCTGGTGGAGCACTGCTTCAACTCGTCGCTTACGGTGCTCAGGATGTGTATCTGACTGGCAAGCCAACAGTCACTTTTTTTCAGTCGGTGTACAAGCGCCATACCAACTTTGCAATTGAGGCAATTCCCCAGACTCTTTCTGGGCAGCCCAACCCCGGCGGTCTCGTCTCCGTGACGCTTGCTCGCACGGGCGACCTGATTGGTGACATGTGGGTCGTTCTCCAGCCTACCCCCACATCTTCAGGTCAGCTGACATCCAACAATTCCGTCGCTGACATGTGCTGGGTTGCCGAGCGTGCTTTCAACTCTATCGAACTCTTTATCGGTGGTCAGTCGATTGACAAGCACTACCAGCTATGGTTCCGCCTGTACGCAGAGTGCTTCCTGGATGATTCAAAGAAGTGCAATTACGGAAAGCTCACTTCCCTGCCCGTCCCCAACAACGTGAACCAGACTTCGACCGGTTATGTCTACCTGCCTTTGATGTTCTTCTTCAACCGCAACCCCGGTCTGTACCTGCCACTGATTGCACTGCAGTACCACGAGGTGCGCATCGATTTCACAATTAGCGCCAACTATGCCAATTACTTCGGCACTAACCCACCAACTGTATGGGCAAACTACATGTACCTGGAGAAGGAGGAGCGTGACAAGTTTGCCACCAAGAACCAGGAGTACCTCATCGAGCAGGTCCAGTACGTGAACGGCGACCCAGTCGGAAGTTCCAGCGAGAACACGCCAAGCGTCATCCGCATGCAGTACAACCACCCAGTAAAGGAGCTCATTTGGGTTTACCAGAACTCGGCACCCAACTCAAACCCCAACGCCATGTGGAACTTTTCGTCTAACGTGGCAAACGTGAATGTGACCATTAATACTAACAATTTGGCTCAGTCTGGTGCTCTTACACAGCCCCACAATACCGGGTCTCCAATGCTGTATATCCCATCCGTTCTTTCGGCTCCACTTTATTCGACCGCAGCTGGTTCCGTTGCCCAGAACGGAACTATTTTTGCTCAGTCCAACGTGCTCACAGGCAACGTTCTCTGGGTCGAGGCAGGTCTGCCACAGTACGGCACTGCCAACGTAACGTACGGGCAGGAGGTGGGTCCTCTGCACAAGTTCAAGTTGATTCTGAACGGCACCGATCGTGCTGCCGAGCAGTTTGGCAAATGGTACAATCAGTACCAGTCTTACCAGTACCACACCGGTCACCCCTATCCAGGTATCTACGTATACTCATTTGCCCTCAAGCCTGAGGAGCTTCAGCCAAGTGGCGCTTGCAATTTCAGCCGCATAGACATGGCGCAAGTGGCGGTCAGCCTCAAGACGGGAATGCCCAACGGTCTGGTTCAGCAAATGTTTGCCGTCAATTACAACATCCTGAGAATTGCATCTGGAATGGGTGGTCTCGCTTTTGCAAATTAAATTGGTCTAAATTTTTTTCTTGTAATATAGTACAAAATGGCCGGTGGACTTATGCAGCTCGTTGCTTACGGTGCTCAGGATGTGTATCTGACTGGTCAGCCCGTGGTGACCTTTTTCCAGGCTGTGTACAAGCGCCACACCAACTTTGCTATGGAGAACATCCAGCAGACGGTGAACGGTACCCCCTCCAACTCCGGTCGTGTGTCCGTGACCATTGCCCGCAACGGCGATCTGGTCGGCAACATGTACGTTCGCCTGCAGCCCACGCAGCTGAACACCTCTAACCTGACCTCCACCAACACCAACATTGACATGTGCTGGGTGGCTGAGCGTGCCATCGCAGCCGTTGAGTTGACCATCGGTGGTCAGCGCATCGACAAGCACTACCAGACCTGGTTCCGCCTGTACGCCGAGACCTTCCTGGGCGAGAGCGACAAGATCAACTATGGCAAGATGGCATCCAGCCCCGTCCCTACCGCTGATGCCACCAACGTGAACAGCGTGTACCTGCCCCTGCTGTTCTTCTTCAACCGCAACCCCGGTCTGTACCTGCCTCTGATTGCCCTGCAGTACCACGAGGTCCGCCTCGACTTCGACCTGACCTCCTACTTCACCAACTACTTCGGCGCCTCCGCCCAGGTGTTCGAGGTGTGGGCCAACTACGTGTACCTGGACACTGAGGAGCGTCGCCGCTTCGCCCAGAAGGGTCACGAGTACCTGATCGAGCAGGTGCAGCACACCGG